GCCTTTTAGGTGTACCCGCATTTCAAACGGTTCGGTCGGTAGGATTCGTTTATGCCTAATCCTGCTAAGCCTGTTGAGATGAAACGGCTGCAAGGGAATCCGGGTAAACGTGCTTTACCGGATCGTTCTGCTGTCGTTGTGCTGGAGTCTGGGCCGGTCGAGCCTGCGTCGGATCTTGGGGTGGCGGGTCGCCGGCTGTGGGATTCGGTGTTTGCGGATGGCGGGTTGTGGGTGTCGGGTCGGACGGACGTCCACCTGTTGCAGATGGTGTGTGAGCAGTTGGATCGGCGGCAGGTGTTGCGGGAGGCGTTTGAGTCTGACCCGTTGGACCGGAAGGTTGCGATGTCGTTGAATGAAACGGAGAAGTTGATCGCGTCCAATCTTGGGCTGCTCGGGTTTACGCCTTCGGATCGTGCCCGGTTGGGTTTGGCTGAGGTTCGGGCGAAGTCGAAGCTTGAGCAGTTGATGGATCTGCGTGACTCGCGGGTGAGTGGTGCTTGATTGGTCGAACCCTGTTACGGGGTTGCAGGTTCCGCCGCGCTGGTTGGTGCCTGTGCCGGAGGTGGCGCTGCAGAATGGTGAGGGTGACGTGGTTTCCGTGTTCGCGGAAGCGTTCGGCATTATCACCAAAGACAGTGTGGCGGGGCGTGCGGGGTCGCCTTTGGTGTTGCGGGCGTGGCAGCGTGAGCTGATTCGGCACCTGTTCGCGGGGGACGGTAACCGGTTGCGGCACCGGACGAGCCTCGTGGGGATGCCGCGTAAGAATGGCAAGTCTGCGCTCGGGTCGGTGCTGTGCCTGTACTCGCTCATCCTGGGCCCTCGGGGCGCTGAGGTGTATTCGGTGGCCGCGGAGAAGGAGCAAGCGCGCATCGTTCACGCTGACGCTAAGCGGATGATTGAGGCGTCGGAGGAGTTGGCCGGCATCACGAAGCTGTACAAGGATGCGATCGAGTTTCCGAAGTTTGGGAGCGTGTACCGGGTGCTGTCTGCGGAGGCGTACTCCAAGGAGGGGCTGAACCCGTCGTTTGTCATGTTTGACGAGTTGCACGCGCAGCCGAGCCGGGAACTGTTCGATGTTATGTCGCTGGCGATGGGCGCTCGGGGTGACATCGCTACGTTGGTGGCGATCACCACTGCGGGGGTGAAGTCGGACAACGCCGGCCAGGATTCAATCGCTTACAACCTGTACCAGTACGGGCAGAAGGTTGCGCGGGGTGAGGTGGATGACCCGTCGTTCTTTATGGCGTGGTGGGAGGCTGAGGGGGATCATCGGGCGCGGGAGACGTGGCAGGCGGCGAACCCTGGGTTTGGGGATCTGAACGCGGCGTCTGATTTCGAGTCGGCGGTGAAGCGAACGCCGGAGGCTGAGTTTCGGACGAAGCGGACCAATCAGTGGGTGGCGTCGTCGACGTCGTGGCTCCCCAATGGGGTGTGGGAGGCGCTAGAAGCCCCGGAGCCGGTCGGGGATCGTCCGGTGGTCCTCGGGTTCGATGGGTCGTTTTCTGGGGACTCTACGGCGCTGGTGGCGGCGACGATGGCTGACCGTGAGGATGGGTCGGTCGACGTGCATCTGGTGAAGGCGTGGGAGAAGGACCGCACGCGCGACGGTGACGACTGGCGGGTCGACATTGCCGAGGTTGAGACGGCGATTATCGACTACTGCGCGACGCATGACGTGCGGGAGATCGTGTGCGACCCGTTCCGGTGGCAGCGGTCGATGCAGGCGCTACAGGAGCGCGGCCTGCCGATAGTCGAGTTTCCGCAGTCACCGTCACGAATGATCAAGGCGTGCGCTAAGTTTTACGACGGGGTAACTGCCGGGTGGATTAGGCACGACCATGACCCGCTAATGGTGCGGCATGTAAATAACACGGTGGTAAAAAATACTCCTGCGGGGCCGCATATCCGAAAAGAAAACCCTAATAGCCCCCGTAAGATTGATGCGACAGTTGCAGCGGTTATCGCGGTAGATCGTGCGTCTATTGGTACGATTGAACCGGCTGTTCCCCAATTCTTTTAGAAAGGCGGCTCATGCTGGCGAATGTGCTGCAAGTTGCCGGAGCTGTTTCAGTGGTTGTCGGTGCCGCATTTCTCGCAGGCTTCTGGGCGTTTATTGTCGCTGGCGTTCTTCTGATCGCGTTGGGTATCGGCTCCGCTAGGAAGGCCCGCTAATGTTCGACGGACTGCTCGAGCGGCGTGGTGTGCCTGCGGCGACCGCGTTTGAGTCGGGGATCGACTTCGGTTCTGCCACCCGCTCCAAGGTTGTCGTCACTGACGAAACCGTGTTCCAGGTCAACGCGGTTTTCTCGGCGGTGTCGCTGATCTCGGACACCATCTCAACACTGCCGATTGACGTGTACGTGCGGCGCGACGGGGCACGGTTCCCATTCCGCCCCAAACCGATGTGGGTTGACAAGCCGGACGTGGATTTGCCGCGCGAGGCGTTCTACGGGTCCGTTGTTGTGTCGATGCTGCTTGACGGTAACGCTTTCGTTCGCGTGTTCAGTAACTCGGTGGGCGAGGTTGTCAACCTTGTCGTGTTGAATCCGCGCGATGTTGAGGTTGAGCGGTCCGGTATTGGTCGGCTGATGTTCAGGATCAAGTCGACCGGGGAGCGGGTCGCCGCCGAGAACATGGTGTTCATTCCCGATCTGCTGCGCCCTGGTAGCGTGCGCGGCGTCTCGAGGGTTGAGGCGTTGAAGGAGAACTTCGGGCTCGCTCTGGCGATGGAGAAGTTCGCAGCGTCGTTCTTCGGATCCGGGACAACCCTCGGCGGGATCATCGAGTATCCGGGGGCGCTCACGGAGGAGCAGGCGGACAGCCTGCGGAAGTCGTTCGATGCGAAGCATGGCGGGTGGAGGAAGTCGAACCAGACGGGGGTTCTGTCTGCCGGCGCTAAGTGGGTGCAGACTCAGGCGGATCCTGAGAAGTCGACAATGGTCGAGTCCCGCAACCAGGCGATCGCGGATGTCGCTCGAGCGTTCAACGTTCCGCCGCATCTGCTGGCGTTGCCGGGAACTAACTCTTACGCGTCGGTTGAGCAGTCGAACCTTGCATGGGTGACCCACTGCCTGCGTCCGATTGTGGAGAAGTTGGAGGGTGCGTTCACGCCATTGGTGGCGCGTAGCCTCGGCGGGCAAAACGCTTTCATCAAGTTCACCCTTGACGGGCTGCTGCGGGCGGACATTCAGGCACGCAACAACTCCTACTCGGTCGGCCTGAATTCGGGGTATCTGACGATCAACGATGTGCGTCGGTGGGAGGATCTGCGTCCGGTGAATGATGCGGCTGCGGATATGCCTCGGGTGCCGTTGGCCAATATCAACGTGGACGCTGCTGATCTGATCGCGTTGGAGAAGCGAACGAACATGCTTGAGCGGTTGGTGCGTTCTGGGTTCCAACCGATTGAGGCGGCACAGTTCGTCGGCATTAGCGGTGTGTCGCACACGGGGCTGGCGCCGACGCTGCTGCAACCGGTGGCGCAGGTCAACCCGGACGATCCTGAAAGCGTTTACAAGGTGGAGTCATAATGAAGATTGAGAAGCGGGTTAACCCGGTCGAGTTCGAGTTGCGGGAGAACGCGGACGGGGGGGCAACGTTCACCGGGTATGCGGCGGTGTTCAACTCGCCTTCGGAGCCGTTGCCGTTCCGGGAGTATGTGGCGCCGGGCGCGTTCACCCGTTCGCTCAAGTCCCGCAATGACGTGAAGTTGCTTTGGAATCACGACAGCGGGCAGGTGCTCGGGTCGACCCGTTCTAAGACGCTGCGACTTGTCGAGGATGATAAGGGGTTGCGGGTTGAGGCTGACCTGCCTAACACGACTGTTGGGCGGGACACGCGCGAGCTGATCCTCCGGGGCGACGTCGATTCGATGTCGTTCGGGTTTTCCACGATTCGGGATAAGTGGTCGCCGGATGGTGAGGAGCGCACCTTGGAGGCTGTGCGCTTGCACGAGGTTTCCATTGTGGCGTTCCCGGCGTATAAGGCGACGGCGGGCACCACTTCGGTTCGGTCAATTTTCCGGCTGGCTGTGCGGGCTGAGGTTGACGCTGAGGCGCTCGCTGACGCGATGCTCAAGTTGGAGGCCGGCGAGCAGATTAGCGACGTCGAGCGGGACGTGCTGACGAAGACAATTGACTCGCTCGCACCCGTCAAAGAAACGCTGACGTTGGACCCGGAGCCGGTGGTGGGCGAGGTTGGGGATCTCGCGCTGCTTGAGTTGAAGCGGGCCAAGCTTAAGGTTCTGATGATGGGGATGAAGTGATGGCTACTCGTGCGGAGTTGCGGGCGGCGATTCTCGCGGTCACGGGGGCACCGTCGTCGGGTGTGCTGGCCGACATTGATCGGATCGTCGAGGCTGTCGCGGCATTGGATGAGCCTAAAGTTACACGCCGCATTATCGAGCCCGAAGAAATTCGCTAATTGCTTATATACTAATTCCGACGTGCCATAAGCGTTAGTCGCTGGGCGGGTCGGGTTGCGCGTCATTCGCCACCATTCCATTAGTCAGTTATTGACACCTTGGAAAGGGGTGTAATAGTCATGTCTGAGTTTATCAAGAACCAGAAGGAAGAGCGCGCCAACCTGATCATGCAGGTGCGCGAAGTTATCGACTTTGCCGAGAAGGAGAACCGGGGCCTTCTTGGTGAAGAGGGCGCGAAGATCAGCAACATTGAGTCGCGCATCGCGCAGCTTGATGAGTCGATCGGGTTCGCGGAGCGTAGCGAGACTCGCCGCGCTGAGGCTGAGTCGGCTGGTGCCGGCAAGGCTCCGCTGATCGTTGCTCAGTACCGTAGCGCGGGAGACATCCTGCGTGCGCTTGCTGGTGGCGAGATCCGTTCGCACACGTTCGGCCACGAGACTCGTGCGGTTGTCCCTTCGACCGATACGGTGCCCGTTGGGTTCCTTGACCGGGTTTACGGTATCGCGCGCCTTGTCGGGCCGATGCTGGAAACGTCTGAGGTTATCGCCCGTTCTTCGGGTGAGTCGCTTCGGATCCCGACGTGGACTGCGTACTCGACTGCGGCGATTACCGCTGCCGGGTCTGCGATCTCGGAGTCGAACCCGACGTTTGCGAGCACGCTGCTGACGCCGCGTAAGACTGCGTTCATTGTCCAGATTGCTAACGAGCTGGTCACGGATGCGGGTTACGACATTGAGGCGGCGATCGCTGAGCAGGCCGGTAACGCTATTGGCTTCTCGGTGAACAACAAGGCGACCGTGGGTACTGGAACTTCGGAGGCGACTGGTATTGTCACCGCTTCCGGTTCTGGTGTTCTCGGTGGCACCACCACGATTACGGCAGACAATCTGATTGATCTGGCGTACTCGATCAATGGTGCTGCTCGCCGTCTGCCGGGTGTTGGCTACATGGCGAACACTTCGACGCTGGGTGCGATCCGCAAGCTCAAGGACACCGCTGGTCAGTACATCTACGATGTGCGCGTTGGTCAGCCTGACACCGTGCTCGGGTACGAGGTCTACGAGAACCCGGCGATGGCCGACATCGGTACTGGTGCCAAGCCGGTCATCTTCGGTCACCTTCCGTCGTACAAGATCGTCACCACCGGGCTCGAGGTTGCCGTTTCGACGGATGCTTACTTCGCTAACGATGTGACGGCTTACCGGTTCACTTACCGGTACGACGGTGCGCTGCCGCAGACGACGCATGTGAAGCACCTGGTCAACGCCTAACCAGCGTTTACTGCAAGGGAACCCCTCGTCCGCATTGCGCGGCGGGGGGTTCCCCTGTTTGCGGTACGTTTTCTGTTATGGCGTTTGCGAAACTTCGAGGCACTATCAGCGTCGCCTCTAACTCGTATGGGACGAGTACCGGGTACGGGGTGCAAACCACTTACCTGATCGACCGGATGGTGAAGCATGGGCTGGATGTTGCCATGCTCAGCAATTACGGGCATGAGGGGTCGGTTGGTGTTATCAAGACCCCGCACGGGAAAGTCGACCACTACCCGCGCGGATTCAAGGCGTACTCCGAGGACGTTGTGAATCTGTGGCATGAGCAGCACAAGACGAAACATCCGGGTCAGCCTGACGCGATCGTGACCTTGTATGACCAGTGGGTTTTCAACGATGCGAAAGTTGACGCGCCTGTGCTGGCGTGGACACCTCTTGATCATGTGTCGCTGCCGCCGAGGGTGGCAAAGTTTCTCTTGAAACCGAACGTCACACCGGTCACGATGGCACCGCACGGTCAGCGGCAACTCGAGGACGCCGGCATTGCCTCGCACTACATCCCGCACGCGGTGGATACGCGGATCTTCCGCCCGGTGGACACGATCGAGGGTGTGCCTGCCCGCCGCTACCTCGGGGTCAACGACGACGCCTTCCTGGTTGGAATGGTCGCGGCGAACAAAGCGAACGGGGTGATTCATCGTAAGGCGCTCGCTGAGTCGTTCCTGGCGTTCGCGGAGTTGAAGCGGTCGAAACCCGACGCGCAGCTGTATCTGCATATGGAGCCGTCTAACGCTTTCGGCGGGTTCAAGATCATCGACCTGTTGCGAGCGTGCAATCTGTCCGACGATGACGTGATCATTGCCGATTCGGAACGGTTGCGTGTGGGGTACCCGCAGGAAGCCCTAGCAGGCTTTTACAGCGCCTTTAATGTACTTCTGGCACCTTCCTACGGGGAGGGGTTCGGGGTCCCCACAATCGAAGCTCAGGCTTGTGGGACTAGGGTCATTGGTTCGAGTTGGGCTGCAACCCCGGATCTGGTGTCCGAGGAGTGCTGGCTGGTGCAGGGTAACCCGTTGTGGAATGAGCCGCACTGCGCGTGGATGCAGGTGCCGCTGGTCGGGTCGATTGTGGCCGCGCTCGAGTTGGCTTATGAGGCCCCGCGTGGCGTGTCGGATGTGTGTGTGGAGTTCGCGCAGGCGTTCGACGTTGAACGGGTTTGGTCAGAGTATTGGTTGCCGTTTCTTTCTAAACGGTTCCCCGGATAAACTGGTTTAGTTGTCTCGCATTAGTGAACGGTTAGGGCGGTAGACTTTCTGCATGGCGATCACGAACGGCTATACGACTCTGAGCGAGGTGAAGTCCGCGCTGCGAATTACCGACACGGTGGACGATGCGCTCATTGAGTTGTCCGTCGAGTCGGCGTCGCGCGAGATCGACGGAGTGACGCAACGGTTCTTTTACCAGCAGACAGCGCAAACGCGCGTGTACCGCCCGCTGAGCGCCCTCGAGGTTGTCACCGATGACATTGTTACGATCACGACGTTCAAGACTTCCCTCGCTAATGGTGTGTTTGATACGACGTGGGCTGCAACCGATTACCAGCTCGAACCGTTGAACGGGATCGCAGGCGGGGTTGTTGTTCCCCGTAACCGGGTGCGTGCGGTCGGGGATTACTTCTTCCCGATGACGCTGGATGAGGAGGCGACGGTGCAGATCGTGGGCACCTTCGGGTTCTCGGCAGTGCCGACGGCGATCAAGCAGGCGACGACCATTCTGGCGATCCGTCATTTCAAACGGTATGACTCGCCGCTGGGGGTGGCGGGGTTTGGGGATCTTGGGGCGATGCGGGTGGGTAGGACTGACCCGGACGTGGAGGCGCTGATCTACCCGTACCGGAAAGTGTCGGTCGGTTGATGGCGACCGTAACCCAGATCCGAAACGGGCTGGCGGCGAACCTGGCGACGATCTCAGGGCTGCGCTCGTCGAGCACCCTGCCGGATAACCCGTCCCCCCCGATCGCCATTGTGGGCGTTTCCAGTATCGAGTTCGATCAAGCGTTTCAGCGGGGCATGACGATCTACAACATGCTCGTGTCGGTGCTGGTGTCTCGGGTTGACGAGCGCAGCGGGCAGGACCGGCTCGATGGGTTTCTGAACTCGGCGGGGACAACCAGTATCAAAGCCGCTATCGAATCTGACCGGACTTTAGGTAGTGCCGTATTTGATGTTCGTTGTTCTGAGGTTACAGCGGTCAATAATGTAACATTAGGGGCAGGCGATATAACTTACCTGGCTGCAGACTTTGCGGTGCAGGTTTACGCGGAGTAATCGAGGAGAGGCTTTCCGTGGCTAAATATGTGGCTATCAACCACGACGTGACAATCAACGGGGTCGACTTCTCGCAGTCGATTGCCGCTGTCACGTTCGAGGTTACCGCTGACGAGGTTGAGACGACCGCGTTTCAGCAGGCGTGGCGTTCGCGTATCGGCGGGCTGAAAGACGCTTCCGTGTCGCTTGACTTTCACCAGGACTTCGGGGCGTCGTCTGTGGATGCGACCCTGTACCCGCTGCTCGGCTCCGTCGCGACCGTTGTCGTCAACCCGACCGGTGGCAGCGCGACAGCCACCAACCCCTCCTACACGGGGGAGTTCCTGGTGACTCAGTACACGCCGTTCGCTTCCTCGGTTGGGGATCTTGCCACGCTGTCCGTTTCGTGGCCGGCGGCTGGCACTGCTGGTGTGACGCGCGGCACCGCCTGATGCTTTCCATTGACATCACCGTCACGTTTGACGACGGTGAGAAGGCTCCGGTCACCTGTAAGACGCCGGACTTCCTGGCGTTCGAGTCGAAGTTTGACAAGCCGTTCAGTGTGCTTTCTGAGCAGCCCCGTCTGACGTATCTGCTGTTCCTTGCATGGTCGGCGGCGACTCGGGCGAAGCTCACGGACAAGCCGTTCGAGGAGTGGTCCGAGGGCGTGGCAAATGTGGAGACTGACTCCCCAAAAGCCTGACCCCGTTAGGGGTGTCGTCGCATCATTGGGCGTTGGTGCGGTTGGCTTTCGAGTTCCATATCGCACCGCATCTGCTAGCGGAGGAGTCCCCCCGAATGTTGTGGACTATGGAACGTTATCTTGACGCTTTGCATGCGGAGCAGGAAAAGCGGCGTCGACGGTAAACTGGGAATGTTAGGAGGCCCCAATTATGCCCGTTCGCCCGGTTATTGAGGGGGCCGATTTCCGCTCATCGTTGAAGATGCTAAAAACGGTTGACCCGGATATTGTGAAGGATTTGCGGCGCTCGCTGCGGTCGGCTGTCGGGCCGGATGCTAAGGCGATTGCGGCGGCGATGCCGAGGACTGCTCCGCTGTCGGGGATGGCTAACCGGGGCCGGTTGGCGTGGGCGGGGAAGTTTTCAGGGACGGTTGTGCTGACTCCTGGGCGGGGCCGTAGGGGTGTGTCGAATCTGGTCGGGTTGCGGATTCGGGGGAACCCTGACGCGGGGTTCCGCATGGCTGAGCTGGCGGGCTCGAGGTCGCGGGGTTCTACCCCGCAGGGTCGGGCGATGATCGCTAACCTGCCGGGGAATCCTCGCGGTGGCCGCTTCGCTTATGCCCGATTTGTCAAGGATCGCGCTAATCTTATAAAGAAGGCCGAGCAGGTTATTGAGAGTTTCGTCGGGCGGCTAAATAAACGGTTGGAGCGTCGCTAATGCCTATTACGCTGCCGATTGTTTATAAGTCTGACCCGAAGGGGTTAAAGCAGGCTGAGCGGGATCTGGGTGGGTTCAAGAAGGCGGTCGGGGGGATCGCGTCAGGGTTGACGGTCGGGTTTGTTGCGGCGGGTGCTGCGCTGGCTGGGGTTCTGGCGGTGAGTATTCGGGCGGCGGCTGAGGCGCAGAAGGTTACCGCTCAGACGGATGCGGCGATCCGGTCGACGGGGGGTGCTGCTGAGCGCAGTTCGGAGCAGATCGACGCACTCTCGGATCAGCTCGCTCGGATGTCGGGCATTGACGATGAGGTGATCCAGGGCGGGCAGAACATCCTGCTGACGTTCACGAAGATTCAGGGCGTGAACTTTGATCGTGCGACGAGCGCGGTTCTGGATATGTCGGTCGCGCTGGATCGGGATATGAAGTCTGCGGCGATCCAGGTTGGTAAGGCGCTGAACGATCCGATTCTGGGCGTTAGTTCCTTGGGTGAAGCGGGTGTTCAGTTCTCCGAAGACCAGAAGAAGATGATTCGGTCGCTCGTGGAAACGGGGCGCGCGGCTGACGCGCAGGCGATCATCCTCGAGGAGTTGAACACTCAGTTTGGTGGGTCGGCTGCGGCGTTCGGGGAAACCTACGCGGGGCAGCTCGGCAAGTTTGAGACTGCGTTGGGGAACGTTCAGGAGCAGATCGGTGCGGCGTTCCTGCCCGTGCTCGGTGAACTGGTCGCGTTCATGCAAGACACTCTCATCCCGATCATCGAGGAGGAGTTGCTTCCGATCTTCGAGGGGTTCGCGGATTGGCTCGCCGGCGACGGGAAGATTGCCATTGAGGGATTTGTCACATTGCTTGCTGACAACGTGGAGAATCTTGACGATTGGGCGCTTGGCATCGGCGCAATTACCGTCGCGGTGAAGGCGCTCAATCTGGCGATGATGGCGAACCCGGTCGGCGCGGTCATTACTGGGCTTGCGGCATTGGTGATTGCCGGGTTCTGGATTTACGACAACTTCTTCTCACTCGCAGTCAACTTTCAGAAGGTGGTCGGTGGGCTGATCCTCGGATTCGCTAAGTTCATCGAGGGTGCCGTCAACATGGCGATCGACGCCACGAACAGGTTCCGCAGTCTGATCGGGCAGCAGGCGCTTCCCAACGTCGATCTGACGTCACGGTTCCAGTCGTTCAACAACCAGGTGATCAATGCCGCCGCTCGAGGTGTGACGGGCGGGTGGGACGCGATCACTAACGTGCCTGTGGCTCAGCAGTGGAACGCGGGCTCTACTCCGATGATGGCTGACGGCGGCGTTGTCATGCCCAGCATGGGCGGCAGTCTCGTGACAGTCGCAGAGGCGGGACAGCCTGAGGTAATCGCCCCGCTGTCGTGGATGGAAGACCGCCTCGGAGGCGGCACCGGCACGGTCATCAATGTGACGGTGAACGCTGGCCTGGGTACGGACGGGCGCAGCGTAGGCCGGCTGATCGTTGACGAGATCCGCGCCTTTGAGCGTAAGTCTGGGCGGGTCTGGGTGCGCGCATGACGTTCCGGGTTGACCTGAACACTGGCACGGCGACGCTCCCCGTGTGGACGGACGTAACCTCCTACGTCAGGTCTTGGTCGTTCAGTCGGGGGCGTGACCGTTTCCTTTCCGGGTTCCAGGCGGGCGATCTGTCCATCACGTTCGATAACCGGTTGCGGACGTTCGACCCGCTGAACTCCTCCTCGCCGGTTCAGTCCGCGATCGTGCCTCGAGGTCAGGTGCGCGTCTTCTGGGATTACGCAACCTTCCCCGGCGGCACCCGAACTAACCTCGTGTTGAATCCGTCGCTCGAAACGAACACAACGTACACTGCTGGCGGGTTCACTCGAGAGTCAACGTTCAGCGCCTACTACGGCACCTACTACGGGTCGGTCACTACTGCCGCCTCACCGAATCCGCGCTTCGACACTGACACACTCGCCACGTCCACCCGCTATGCGGTAAGTGCTTACGTTCGCGCGCAGAAGGTCAACCTCACGGATGTCGATCTGACCTACTCGCTGGGCATCCGGTACGGGTCGACGGAGGTCGCGTACACCAACTTCACGATGCCGATTCCGTCAACGGTGGGCGTGGGGGCGTGGCAGAGGGTTACCGCAGTATTTGTCACCCCGTCGTCGGTTGATGTCAGCCAGCACGTCGTGTTCATTCCGGTGAGCCCGCCGGCGTCGAGTCAGGTTTTCCACGTCGATGCCGTCATGGTTGAGGCTTCGGAGGGGTAATGGCTACGTCAACGTTCGGCAGTTTCACCGTCAGGTCCGGGTTCTCCGAGGGGTTTGTTTACTCCACGGGCACCATCGTCACCGTCGACCCGGCCAACGACGGAACTCGGCCAGTACTGATTACCAACTTGGCCGGTGCTATCAGCGGCCGGGGCGCAACGCGCACGGCGACAATGTATATGGGCAGCTCGACGGTCGGCCTGAGTCGGGCGTCGGCGGCGGAAGCCCTCGACACTGGCACCCAGAACAGTACCGACTGGTTGACCTACTCCGGGACGAGCGTCCAGTACGGCTATTCAAGCCTTTCGGGGTCGTGCTACTTTGCGCGGTCGAGTCTCAGCGGCGCCGACGGGGTTACGGGCGCGTTCGGCAACTTCACCGGCGTCATCGCCATGACGTACACTTACGCCTTCTCGCCGTCAGCGCCGACGTCTGTTGCCGTTTCACCCTCGTCCACCGGCACGCAGGCGACGGTCACCTTCTCGGCACCGTCGAGCACGGGCGACTCCGCGATCACCGGCTACAACGTGCAGCGTGCGACGAATGTGGGTTTTACGACGGACGTCGCTAACACGGTTGTTGCGGCTTCCGGTGAGACGATCAGCGGCCTCACAGCGGGTCAGAATTATTACTGGCGGGTCACCGCACAAAACCTTGTCACAACGACGGCGAGCAAACTTGGCGGCGCATGGTCTAGCACCGTGCTCGCCTCCCAGCCGCAACCCATCACCGTGCTCGAATACTTTGACGGGTCGTTCACTGACACGAGCGTGGACGATTACGAATGGACCGGGACCGCACACAACTCGACCAGCACTAACGAGTTCAGCATTGAAAGCGGCTATCAGTACGTCGGGTTCGTCACCGACTGGGATCTCCAATACGACTTGAGCGGCGACAGTGTGGCGACGTTGACGGCGGCGGACGGCTTCACCCTGCTAGCGAATCAGACGGTCCCTAACGCAACCCAACCGCTTGAGCAGACTGGCGTGCGGATCAACCGGCTCCTGAACGCTGATAGCGTCCAGTGGCCTGCGGAGCGGCGCAACATTGCAACGGGTAACCGCTACCTGACGACGGACACGACAAGCAATGAGAACGCGCTGGAATATTTTCAGCAGATCAGCCTCACCGAGCTGGGGGAACTGTTCGTAGCGAAGAACGGCTATTTGACGTACCGCAATTCGACGGTAAACAACCCGTCCCCGGCTGATGTGGTGGTGGCGTTCGCGGACACCGGCACGGGTGTCCCTTACGAGACTATTGAGGTTCAGTACGGGTCGGAGCAGTTGACTAACCGGTTCACTGTTACGTGGTCGGGTGGCGACGTGCAGGAAAACAACATCACCTCGCAGGCGTTGTATGGGGTGGTTGAGGATTCTGCGACGACGTTGGCTCAGAACCTTACGGACGCGACCAGCCTTGCCGGGTTCTACGTCTCCCGGTTCGGTCAACCCTTGTACCGCATCACCGAGTTGTCGATGAATGTCCGCAATCTGAGCGACACCAACCGGGCGAACGTGCTCGAACTTGAGCTGGGTGACGTGGTGAGTGTGACGTTCACCCCGAACGGGGTCGGCTCCCCGATTGTGCAGTATGCGAAGGTGTCTCGGATTTCACAGGGCGCAGATCCGGGCCTGGATTACTTCATCACTTTCGGGTTGGAGACGTTCTCCACTTTCCCGCTGGTGCTCGGTGATGCGGAGTACGGGAAGATCGGTGACGACTATGTGCTGGGGTTCTGATGGGTAAGACTTTCGATCCGGGGGATGTGCCGTTCGCGGCGGATCTGAACAACTATTTGCAGGCGTGGGCGATCACGGTTCCGACGTCGGTAACTAATGGGACAGACGTCGGGGGCGGAATCGTAGAGTTTACGTCCCAGACTGCGATCAACCTGAACGGTGTGTTCGCTGACGCTTACCGCATGTATCGGGTGGTGGTGACCTCAAGCGGCACCGCGTCAACGTTGGCGTTCCTGATGCGGACGGGCGCGTCTAACTCGGCAACGAACTACGACATTACCCGCCTTCTTTCCGCTAACGGTGCGGTGTCTTCTACGACGAGCCTGAATCAGACTTCGGGGCTTCTGTCGGGTGGGATGACGAACACGCTGATCCAATCGGTTGTCGATATTGCCCGCCCCAATGTGGCCTTACCTACGACAATGTTGGGGCAGACGGGCGTGCAGGCTAACCCTGCCGCGTCTAACGCTAACAACGGAGTGGTGACGGCATATATCACTCACCGTCCGTCTACGGCTTATGAGTCTTTGGCGGTAGCGTTTAGTGCAGCGCAGTCGGGTACCGTCCGCGTTTACGGTTACAAATAGGGGATAATAGGGTTATGGGTAAAACGTTCGTTGACGGCGATGTGTTGACTGCTAATGATGCCAACACGTATCTTCAGGCGATCGCTTCTATTGTCCCAAGCGTTTCCGGTTCTGGCGTGTCGGTGGATACTTCCTCCGGCCTCGTCTCGTTTACGACAGCAACAAGCGTTATTGTCAGCAATGCTTTCACAAGCGATTACCGCAATTATCGAATCAACATGGAGTCGACGGGGACTGCCGCGAACGTTGTTATCAATCTTCGAGCGGGCTCGACCAACTCGATTACTAATTATGATCGAACGGTTATTCGCGCCCGTAACGCAACGGTGGTTAGCGCCACAAGCTTGAATAACGCTAGCGGAAACCTTATTGGTTTTGACAACACTGTTTTTCAATGCGACATTGAGGTTTCATCGCCCGCTTCAGAGGCTCCCACCACAATGATTTCTCGAGCGGGTGTTCACGCTAATCCTGCGGTGTCTTCAACGGCGAACGGGATTGATATTGTTTATCACACGCATCGCCCATCTGAGGCATACGATGGGTTCAATATTACTTACTCTGCCGCGCAGACGGGCACGATCCGAATCTACGGGTACAACTGATGGCCGCATATCTGACGCACAAGCCTGCTAAGGGGACGATGCTGCTCGGGTTTGGTCCGCGCCCCAAGCCGACGCCTACCTCTCCTCCGATTCATTACGGGCAGGACTACGGGTGGGGCGGCGGAGACACGATCTTTGCGGCACGCGCCGGCAAGGTGACCGCGTACGCATCTGCGGGCGCTTACGGCAACCGGCTCATCATCGACCACGGCGACGGGTTCCAAACGTGGTACTGCCACCTCGCGTCCTCGAGCGTGAAGGTCGGGGCCACCGTCACCGGGGGGCAAGCGGTAGCGGTCATGGGTGCCACCGGCAACGTCACCGCGAAGCATCTGCACTTCGAGTTGCGGCGCAACGGGACCGCAGTTGACCCGGCACCTTATTTCACCGGCGCCGCAGGCGGCGGAACCACACCAATACAGGGAGACAACATGGCCGGCATTATCAGAGATCCTTCTACGGGGACGCTTACAACGGTCGACGGGACCGTGTATCAGCACCACTCCACGATGGCGTCCTACGCGGCGGACGCGCTCACCTATGGGCCGTACAAGCAGGCGGCGAGCCAGGCTGAGTACAAGTTGGCGGTGGCGAACTCGCAGGTCAAGCTCGCCTATCTGAAAGCGCAACTGGGGGGCACGTCGGCGGGTGCGGTGGATCCGGCTGCGATCGCGGCTGCGGTTGAGGCGTCCCTGGCGGATGACTTTGCCCGCCTTGGGGCTGACATTGCGGCAGTGAACGCGAACATTGACGACCAGCCGACCGAGTTTGTGGTGAGCCCGAAGTGAGCGACACCTCCGAGGCCGTCGTGAAAATTACCCTCACAACGATTTACGACAAACTCCTCCACCTTGAGCAGAAGCTCGAACCGCTCCCCCGGAAGGTGGACGACCACGAGGTTCGCATTCGTGCGATCGAGAAGTACCTGTGGATTTGGATCGGCGCTTCCGGTGTCGTCGGTGCCGGTGCGGGTCAACTTATCAACTACGTCATCAACCGCTAAAAGGAGAACTCCCATGCTCACCAACTATCCTGCGATCCGCACAGGCATCTACGTCGCTGCGATTGCCGCCCAGATCGCGTCGTTCTTCCTGGTGCTGTCGTACCCGGAGCTGGCGACGGCGTTTGTTGCGACGTCGGGGCTGCTCGCCTCGGTTGCGGGTGTGACGGCGCTGTCAAATGTCACCCCGAACATTGGTGTTGATAGCGGTTTCCGCGACTCGACCAGTGAGTGACCGCGACGTCGTAGGCGGGTACGAGATCCCGCAGGATCCGATGGACGACCTGCAATGCGACGCCTGCCAAATCATCTGACTTGATCTAGCAGAACCCAAGCCCCCAGCCTTGACCCCTCTCTCGGAGGGTGACGGGCTGGGGGCTTCTTTGCTGTCCGGGGACGACACGCGAAAATTGGTGGTTGCGGAATGTCTGCGGGTGGTTGTAGCGTGACCGGCATGAGATGGATTCTGCGGGGCATCCTCGCCGCCGCTGTCATCGTCGGGTTTGCGTTGGCCCTCGGCTACCAGCCCGTTCTCCTCGCGGTGTGTCTGCTGATTGCTGCCGCCGCGATGCTCTGGAAGTCGTGGGTTCTCGCTTCCCGTGCGGAGGTGACCCGGTGAGCGATCCCGGCACTATCGGCGGACTTGTCGCTGTCGCCGCCTGCGTCCTGATCGCGGGCGGGCTGATTTTGGAGTGGTTCAACCTCCGCAAATGACTTCCCGCCCTGGGGTCTTACTTCCCCCTCGCGCCCCAGGGCGGGGAACACAACTTACATAGCAGCCGCAGATTCCGATCCCCACCAGGGGCCGGTTAGGAGCGGTGGGCGCCACATATAGGGCACGTCAGGGATTCCGGTGTAGTGGCCGGGTGTGGGGCGTTGCGAAGTAAATGGGGTGGTTGTTGTGCGCTATCGACGCGGGCTGATTCTGGCTTGCCCGACGTCTCAGACTTTGCTGCTGATCCGGGCCTGACCGGGGAGTAGTAGGAGGCAGGCAGTACAACCCACAAGTTTGCACCTTTGGGTGCGGCGCGTGACTGGCAGGCACCGGGGGTTCGAGCCCCCCGGCACGCACGGAGGACCACATGAACGACGACTGGAAAGACATCCTCATTGGCGCACTCACAACCGCCGCAATCCTCACCACCATGACCGCCATCGGCGCACTTGCCGTCCACCTCTACAGGAGCACCCAATGATCGACACCACCGGATACGACAAGAAATCCGTCGAATGGGTTACACGGCAACTTGAGGAAGCCATGCGGATTCCGCTGGTCCGGTTCGACCTGGACGAGGCCCGCAAGGAACTCGACTTCCAGCTCACGATGCAGCGGTTGGATGCGATCAGGGACGAGCCGTGGTGAGCCGCTTGGACATTGGGGAGCCGGATCTGTGGGATGCCGTGGATGAGGCTATCGATCGGATTCAGGAACCCCTTGAGGTTCCCGGACAGACACTCCTCAATGCTTCGGAGGAGTCGTGAACGTGTCCGTCCGCATCTACCGGTCACAGGACCGCCACATTGCGCTCGTGACCGACCTCGAGGGTGGGGGTGACCGGTTCGAGTCTGACGACATTCTGGACCTGATTGATACGGTGCACGGGTGGATGGAAGGCCGCATAAAGCAAGCACCTGAGCGTGTCTGACTAGACACAAGTTTCACCTAGACCCCTACCAAGCGGTGGGGGTCTTCTTCTTGCCCCTTGGGAGGTTCCGTCATGCCTGGTCGTATTGAAGAACGCCCTCTGCTTGAGGTGATCTGTGATCTGTGTGGGCCGTTGTCGTTGCGGGAGCGGCCTTTGCGGGATGCGGAGAACGAGCTGGCGGCGCATGACTACAAGGAGCACCCGAACGAGCCGGAGGACGCATGACCGTCGAGGTTGCCCGGTTCACGGTGATAGGTGAGCCGATCCCGAAGGCCCGAGCCAGGGTGGTCAAGGGGCACGCTTACACGCCGGCGACTACGCGAGCGTTTGAGGCTGCGATTCGTGAGGTGTGGGATTCGGTTCCGCGCCCGGATATGCCGGAGTGTGTGCGGCTCGATGTGATCTTCTTCCGGTCGACCCGCCGCGCTGTCGACCTTGACAATCTCGTGAAGTCGGTCAAGGACGCCCTGAACAAGCGGGCGTACACGGACGACTGGCGGGTCCATGACCTGCGGGCGCGGAAGTTCTACACGACAAAGGGCCGAGCCCGGACGGAGGTGGTGGTGTATGCGATCGACGGCGACAGGGACGAGCGGGTGTGAGATGCAGCACGTCTTCAAGGAGACGGGCGAGTGCCTGGGTGTGGCGTCGCATCGGGTGGTCACGGATCATGGTGAAACCCGGTTGGCGTGTCAAGCGTGGGTTGACTATTTCGTGCATTGTCGGGCGCGGTGTTCGCGCTGCCGGAAACCTCTGGTGTGGTGCTGGACGGTTGCACCTGTGGCGGTGACGGTGTGATCTGGCATGGGGCTGTTGCGATCGTGTCCGCTGAGGACCGTGACGCCTGGCTTGACGCACGGCAAACCCGGATCACATCGACGGACGTCGCAAAGGCGATGACCCCTTCCGGGTGGCGGGCCGTGGTCGCATCGAAACTCATGGGCCTCGAGCACGCAGACAACGAGTACTTCGCGCATGGCCGGGATCGTGAAGCGACGATCGGCGCGATGGCTGAACGCAAGTTTGGCCTGGTCCCGAATCGCTACCTGTTTGATGGCGCTGGGCTGTCTGCTACCCCGGACGCCGTTCACCCTGACAAGCCGGAGTTGGGCGAGTTCAAGACGTCCACTAAGCCGCTGCCGAAGACGACACCGCGGGACTACCGCGATCAGGTCTACATCGCCCAACACGTCTTCGGGGCCGAGCGGACGTTGCTCGGATGGGAGCAGCACGCAAACGGCGTCCCCGTCGACCTCGAACCGTCATGGCGGTGGATCGACCGGGACCAAGAACGCATTGACCAACTACTGACGAAGGCCGGCGAACTCGGCGCCTTCCTGAGATCCGAAGGACTGACCCTTGCCTATTGACCCGGAATACAACACCGTCCCTGAACGCATCTCGGAGTTCACAAGCAAGTACCCGGATGGGCGTCTGCGGCAGGTATCCCTCGAGTTCCTGCGCGACTTCGGCGGCGCGGACTGGATCGTCTACACCGCGGCGGCTTTGCGGTCGGCAGACGACGACAAGCCGGGCGAGGGGACGGCGTGGGAGCGTGTGCCGGGGCTGACGAACTTCACCCGAAACTCGGAGATGCAGAATGCGGAGACGTCAGCGTGGGGGCGTGCGATCGTTGCGGCTCTTGCCGCTGATACGAAGAAGCATGGGATCTCGTCGCTGGATGAGAAGCAGGCTCGGACGGCTGAGCGTGACCCGCAGGCGTTGAAGGATGCGATCGACCTGGCGGCGAAGGCCAAGACGAAGGCGGCGATGCGTCCGCTGTATGCGGCGGCTGTGGCGTTGGGGATGCCGTTCGAGAAGGCGGCGGAGCTGCGGGATCTCGCGGAGACGTTGCCTGAGGGTGATGAACAGCCGTGAACCGCACACCTGATGATGTCCTGACTGAGATCCGTCAGACCCGCGCCGAACTTGAGCGTGGGTCTTCTGCTTTGTATGAGGCGGAGTTGAAGGCGGAGCGGGCTGAGGATGCCGCACAGTTGGCGCTCGATAAGGCGCTGCTGACGGCTGAGGGGTCGGTGCCGGAGAAGCAGGCGCACGCCCGCCTGGCGTCCGCTGTCGTGCGCGACGAGGGGTTCGTGGCCCGTGCGGAGTTGAACCGTGTCAAGGCGAAGATCAGGGCGCTCGAGTCGTCGCTGATGTCGTTGCAGGCCGAACTTAAGTGGATGAAGGAGGAGGGCGCGTGAGGTCGTTGCGGTGGCAGGACGACGCCGAGTGTGCCGAGAGCGGCCCCGAGTTCTTCTTCCCCGACGAGGACAACCGCACAGCAGGGAACTACACGGCTGCGCGGGTCATCTGCGGAAGGTGCCCGGTGAAGGTTCAATGCCTCGAGTATGCGTTGGCGAATGATGAACGCTCGGGGATGTACGGAGGTTTGACGCCTGCGGAGCGTAAACGGTTGGTGAGTGCAGCGTGAGGGTGTGCGAGGTGGATGGTTGCGCGAATCCGCATGAGGCGCGGGGAATGTGCGCGACCCACTATTCACGGTGGCAACGGCATGGGGACACGGGCGCAAAGTTTGTCCGGTCGACGTTGACGATTACGGAGCTGGTTGACGAAATCGACTGGTTGCTGGGTGGTGGGGTGTCGCCGGAGTTGATTTGCGACTCGTTGAAGGTTTCGCCGGAGACGTTGGTTCGCAGGTTGGACCGTAGCGGGCTGCACGAGTTGGCTTCGGTGTTCCGGGTGTCTTGTGTCTCGTAGCGTTCCTAGGGCGCTCCTGGCGGCTCTGGACGCCCGTGACGGGCATGTGTGTGCGTGGACTGGTGTGGACACGGGCCGGTTGGTTCCGCAGCACAGGCAGGGCGGCATGGGTGGTCGGAAGGGCAAGCACCGGCTGTCCAATCTCGTGTGGCTCGACAGTCTGACTAACGGGATGATCGAGTCGGATCCGCTGTATCAGGGCGAGGCGTTACGTCGCGGCATCAAGATCAGTCTCCATGCGGACCCCCTCAAGGTTCCGGTGGAGCACGTTATTCACGGGCTCGTCTATCTGGACGACGCCGGCAATTTCTACAGATATTCAGAAACGGAAACTCAATGACGATCGCGTACGCAGACTTCATATCGAAGCGCAAAGCCCGAACGCACCAGCACGGACCGACAATCAAACCCGACGACCTCCACCATTCGCTCAAACCGTTCCAGCGGGATCTGGTAATCCAGGCGGCCCGCATCGGCAGGTTCGCACTGTGGGCGGATACCGGGCTTGGAAAAACTCGAATGGAATTGGAGTTCGCCAGAGTCACATCCGACACTTCCCTGATCGTCACCCCGCTCGCAGTGGCAGAGCAGACGGTCGCAGAAGCATCCAAGATCGGCATTTCCGCGCGGTATGTGCGCGATGGCGATCAAGTCAACGGGCCGGGCATCTACGTCACGAACTACGAAATGATCGAGCACTTCGATCCCGAGGTATTCGGGGCGGTTGTGCTGGACGAGTCATCGATTCTCAAGCAGTCGGCGGGCAAGACTCGCACCCGCCTGATCGAACATTTCCAAAATGTCCCGTTTCGGCTTGCTGCGTCTGCGACGCCCGCACCGAACGACCCGGAAGAACTGACGAATCAGGCTGAGTTCTTGGGGCAGATGACTCGCACCAACATGCTCGCCGCATATTTCGTTCACGATCAGGACGGGTGGCGACTCAAGGGCCACGCATACGACCCGATGATCGACTGGATGACGACATGGGCGGTTGCGATCCGCCGCCCGTCAGACATGGGATACGTGGACGACGGGTACATTCTGCCGGGCCTCAAGATCATCCCCGAGGTTGTCGATGTCGAGATCGAATCGGAGCCGGACGAACTATTCGCAGTTACGGTGGGCGGGGTCTCGGGGCGGTCGCGCGTGCGACGAGAAACTCTCGACGCGCGGGTAGAGCGGACTGTCGCGCTCGTAAACGCTGAACCGGATGAGCCGTGGATCTTGTGGTGTGGGCTCAACGCCGAATCTGAAGCGTTGACGCATGCGATCGCCGGCGCGGTGAACGTTGAGGGCTCGATGAGCCCGGAGGACAAGGCGGCGAGGCTGCTGGCATTTGCCAACGGTGAGACGCGCGTTCTGATTACGAAACCCTCGATTGCGGGTATGGGTCTGAACTTCCAGGTTGCCGCACGGATGGCATTCGTTGGGCTCTCCGACTCGTATGAGGCGTACTACCAGTGCATCCGCCGCTGCTACAGATACGGGCAAACCCGCGTCGTACACGCACACATAATCCTGTCCGCGATTGAGGCCCAGATTGCCGAGAACGTGGCACGCAAAGAAACCCAAGCCAACCGCATCGTCGACGGCATGGTAAAAGCCATTAGGAGAACCGCATGAGCAACGAAGACGCCTACATTACCGAAGAGACTAAGGGTCACGGATGGGAGATGTGGCTGGGCGACAGCGCAGAACGCATGGCTGAGATCGAGTCGGAAACGGTCGATTTGTCGATCTATTCCCCGCCGTTTCAGTCGCTCTACACCTACTCGCCCTCGCCTCGAGACATGGGCAACAGTCTCGACAGGGACGACTTCTTCGAGCAGTACGGCTACATCATCCGCGAAAACTACCGCATTCAGAAACCGGGCACCGAGTGCATTGTCCACGTCCAGCAAACCACTACAACGAAGAGCACGCACGGTACGGTCGGGCTGACTGACTTTCGCGGGGATGTGATTCGCGCATACCAGGCGGCCGGCTTCATCTACTTCGGTGAGAACGTAGTGGACAAGGATCCGCAGGCTCAGGCGATTCGCACCAAGGCGCATTCGTTGATGTTCGTGACGAAGAATCGCGACAGTTCACTGTCACGTATGGCGCTGGCGGATTACGGGCTTATATTCAAGAAGCCGGGCGAGCGTGATGTTCAGGTCAAGACTGACGTCACCAACGAGGAATGGATCGAATATGCACGTCCGATCTGGTACGGGATTAGCGAGAACGACACTCTGAACGCAAGAATCGCCCGCGAGGACGACGATGAAAGACACCTAACCCCGCTGCAACTGGGTTTCACGGAGCGATACGTTCGGCTGTACACCAACCCCGGAGAGTTGGTGTTTTCGGCATTCGCTGGCGTCGGTTCAGAAGGTTACGTCGCAGTGAAGTGGGGTCGTAGGTTCCTTGGGATCGAGTTGAAGGCGTCCTACTACAACACTGCGTGCGAATACCTGTCCGCACTGGTTGACGAAATGGCGCAACCCACGTTCGACATGGGGTGAGGAGTTCGCGTGCCGAAAGATGAACGGCTTTACATGACGTTCCCTAACGACTTCTGGATGCACCCGAAGATCGCGCCACTCTCCACCGAGGCGAAGTGGACGTTCGTGGAGATGAACGGCTACTCGCGGATGCAGGACTTGGATGGGCGGATCCCCGCTGCGATGGCTACCCGATTGTGGTCGGGGGAGGTGCTGGCGGAGCTGGTCGGGTCGCACCCTGAGAGGCCGATTGTGGTCCTCGAGGAGGGCGTGTATGTGATTCGCGATTATGCGCGGCATCAGCAGACGACGGCGGACCGTGATGCGCTTTCTGCGGTGCGTTCGGAGGCTGGGCGTCGCGGTCGTGCCCAGCAATTGCAGGCAACTGGGGCAAACGTCGGGCAAGTGCCCGGGCAAATCCGGGCAGAGACAGAGTTAGAGACAGAGATAGAGACAAAGAAAGCTAAAGAAAAAGCTAGCTCGAGGTTCGCGGAGTTTTGGTCGGTGTATCCGCGGAAGCACGACAAGCGGACCGCAGAGTCGGCGTTTGAGCGGGCTGTGAAACGGGCGACGGCGGACGCGATCATCGCGGGTGCTCGGCAGTATGCGGGAGATCCGAATCGGGAGGCGTCGTTCACGAAACATCCGGCTACGTGGTTGAACGCGGACGCATGGGCGAACGGTCCGCTGCCGGCTCAAGGTGGCCCGTCGAAGGATGACCGGTTCATGGCCACGGTGGAGATCGGTCGCCGGTTGCAGGCGCAATCAGCGCAGAAGGAGTTGGCATGAACGTGAGTGAGACGGCGACGCTGCTGGGCAAGATTCAGGTCGGTGATAACCGTGAGGTGTCCGACGTGGTGGTCGCTGAGTGGCATGACACGATCAACTATTTGCGGTTCGATGATGCGGTTGAGGCTGTAAGGCTGCACAGGCGCTCCTCTACGGAGTATTTGTCGCCCGCGCATGTAGTGGCGGGGGCTAAGGCGATAGCGCGTCAGCGGGCCGCACAGGGCCTTCCAGAGGCATCTGTGGGTTCGGCTCCCCGTCCGTTCAATGAGGCGGCGTTGATGGAGGCGCACAGGTCGAAGGATTCTGCGCGGATTGCGGCTGAGCGTGCGAGGTACAACCGGCAGTGTGTGGACGCGGGGTTCGCCCCGGTCCCTGAGTGGGGGCTGGCGTGAGGTCGGGTAGGCAGCGGGCGGCACTCCTCGACCGGATTCTGAACGCTCACGCGGCGTGGGAACGGCGGACGCTCGCTGATCTCCGTGTTGCGGGGTTCAAGTTTCAGACGGTGGAGCAGGCGTTCAGGTATCGGGCCGCGCAGCAGACGTTAGCGCGGATGAGTAGTGACGAGTTGGTCGAGATGGTCGACCGGATGGGAAGCAAAAAGTGAGCGAGATCAAGGACGGCATCTACGGGGCAGTGTCTGGGACCGTGGCGCGTGTCGGGCAGGCAAAGAACGGACCTTTCGGGGTTATCGAAGTGAAGCGGGAGGGGTCGCAGTACCCCGACCGGGTGACGTGTTGGGGGCTCGAGGCGATGGTGGGTGACCGGATCTCGGTGAAGGGCTGGCTGTCGTGGCGGAAGGAGGAGCGTGACGGGAAGGTGTACCTGAACGTGTCGCTAAATCAGCCGAAGGTGGACAAGCACGAGCAGGTTGGCGCCGCGCCTGCTGACGATGATGTCCCCTTCTGACTGGGTGCCCACACCCCGACCCGTGCCGGATGAACTAACCGAGGGGTATCGGGCGGAACCGTACCGGGATCCGTGGAACTCGATCCTTGAACGGATCGACAAGGCGACGATGCGGCAACTCCGCGAAATGATGCGGGGCGGCATTGGTGAACCGGAGCGTGGCGACACGCCGTAAATCGTGGGGCTGGATTTGGTCGTGCCGGCTTAGGCCGTTATTGCGGATCGTGACCGCACAGCTCCATCACGTTCCAGTCTGAGGGCGCATCTTGGACTGGACGGGCACCGAGAGGGTGCAACAACCGAATAAGTGCTCGTGGCCCCGGAGACGCATACGGGGCACCCCCATATCACAAACGAAAGTTGAGATCACGGTGGGAAACCTTGCAGCCGCACTAACCGCGCATGATAACCGGATTCGCGGACCTAGATGCTCATTCGGGAAAGTGCTCGATAAGCTTGACGAAAGCGACCGGGCTGCGCTAATGCAGGCTCTCGGTTCTGACGTTTCGGGTTCTGTGATTGCAGCCGCTCTCCGGGCTGAGGGTCACCATATGAAGGGTCATACCGTGCAGCGTCACCGTAACCAGGACTGCGGCTGTGGGACTCGCTGAGCGGCTCGAGTCCGCGAAGCTTGACAAGCGGGCACGGAACATTCGCATCCTGACGATCGACATCGAGCGGGCACCGGGGGTCGCGTATTTCTGGGATCCGAAGACGGACTACATCACCCCGGACAAGATGATCTCGGCGTCGCGGACGATCTGTTACGCGGCGAAGTGGCTGGGTGACAAGAACGTGATCGTGCAGGATGAGCGCGACGGTCACGAGTCGATGATTCGCGGCGCGTGGGATCTCCTGACGGAGGCCGACGTCGTTATCACGTACAACGGGGACCGTGCCGATATTCCGTGGCTGAATGAGCATTTCGAGGACTACGGGCTCGGGCCGGCGGCACCGTTCAAGTCGGTCGACCTGATCAAGACGAACCGCCGCCAGTTCAAGCTCCCGTACCGTCGCCTGGATTATCTGGCGGGCCGGTATATGGGGGAGTCGAAGCATCACACCGATTTCAGTCTGTGGAAGGGCTGCATGGATGGTGATGGGGCGTCGTGGGACAAGATGATCGCCTACAACGTGCAGGACACGAGGTTGACGGAGCGGGTGTATCTGCGGCTTCTGCCGTGGCTGGTCGACCAACCCCATATTGGGGTTCTGTCGGGTGTTGCGGCTGAGTGGTCGTGCCCAAGGTGTGGGTCCGACAAGATCACGAAGCAAGCCAAGGTGGCGAACGCTTTCGTGCGCCAGTATTCGCTTTTCCGCTGCTCGAACTGTCTTGGTTGGCTGCGTGACCAATTCTTGGTCGGTCAACCCGTCCGCACGCGCATAGTGCGCTAACCGCGAAAGGACGACAGATGAAGCCGCTGCTCATGGTTATGAGCCCCCGGAACATTGAGCCGTGCATCACGGCGATCAGCGCACTCAACATCGACAAAGTGTGGTTGAAGCATTGGACGGAGCGTGAACTGGTCGACCGTATAGCCGAAGTGGTTGCCGATTCGGACCATGACGTTATCGGCCTGGTCAGCGATGACGTGATCCCCACCCAGCGCTCGCTCGACCTCCTCCTGGGTGCGTTCGAGCCGTCTAGCGTTTACACGGGGTATTGCAACCTTGACGACGCCTCCGAGCTGGTCAACCTGACCGACTTACCGCTGCCCGTTCTTGACAGCCCAAGTTATGCCGACTACGGGTTTGCTTCACGGGAGTACGTGACGGGTGGGACGGGGCTGTTCCGGTCCTACTTCGCCGGCTTCTCACTCACGTTCATGTCGCGCGATATGTGGCTCAAATACGGGTTCGATCCGAAAGGCGACCCTGGGTTCCAGTCCGACTACAGGCTGTCGTTGAAGTTGCAGGCCGACGAGGTGCCTGTGTGGGCTCCGGTCGGCGCGTACATGCGCCACCTCAAAGGCACGGACGAAAGCACGAGACACCTGCCAGGCGGAACCGTCATCACAGGCGGGGGAAGGGGAACGGTCATATGGGAACGCTGACGTGGGGGGAGAACCGGATCCCGGTCACGGTTTGCACTCCGACGATTCCGCCGCGCGGTCAACTGTTGAGCCGTGCAATGCAGAGCGTGATGGATCAGACGGTCAAGCCGCTAGCGCACTTGATCTTGTCGGACTTTGAGAAGGTCGGGGCACCAAAGATGCTCGACGCCTGTTTGAGGACGGCGCAGACGGAGTGGGTGGCGATCCTCGCTGATGATGACGAGTTCCTACCGCATCACCTTGAGACACTGTGGAACCTTGTGCAGGACAACGACGCCGACATTGGGTACACCCATTTCCGTTACTCGAACCTTCCCGACGCGGGCCACCTCGAGCGGTTCAGGGGTGTCCCGTTCGACTACGACAACCCCCGACAGATGACGGGTGTTTACATGGGTCGGCGGGAGTACCTGCTTGAGGTGGGTGGCCATTCGGCGTTCTTCGACGCGGAAAGTTACGAGGTCGACGCTCAGGGCAACCGTGTCGGTGAGGACTTCCACCTGATCCGACGTCTCGCGCATGAAGGGGCGAGGATCGCGGTCAGCCCGGAGGTCACATGGATTTATCACGTCGGGCATGGGAACACTTTGGGGATGCCGTCAAGATGGTAACGCCTTCGCGGCGTCAAGAACCGCACAGTTTCTGACACAACAACGAAGGGAGCACCAATGACACGTGGAAAGCACGGACAGGTCGCAGACAGGCGGCGGGAGAACACTGCGGTGAACGACGATATTTCGGCGCTCCGCCGAGAGCATGTTCGCCTTCGAGGGGAACTTGTCGCAGCCAGGGCAAATATCGAAACGACCAAGGCGCAGCACGCTGAGCGAGTGCGCGTTCTAGTCGCGGAGCGTGACGAGGGTGTATCGGCGGAACTGACGGCAGCTCGAGAGCTGCTTAGGGAAGCGCAGGATGAGATCGGTCGCCTGCGGGCCTCAAGCGCTGAAATCCACGATAGGTGGGAGAAGTTTACCAGTCGCTTGATGACCTACCTTCGGACGACAATGCCGGAAATAGATGTTTGGGAGACGATGCTTAGGCTTAGTGGAAAAGTAGATTTCGGCGGCGTTATCGAAGATGAGAACCAGCGCAAGCTGGGTGCCGCTGGCGTCAAAGCGGTGCAGCGAGCACGAGGGATGCGCCGGTGACTCACCGCATCAGACTTGCCCGAGATGACGAACTCACCGACAACATGACCGGAAACATTGACCCGGACTATCAGCGGCGGCTTGACGAGCAGATCGAATCGAGGGAGAAGGCACACGGCGCCGCTCTCCGTGCGTTAGAAGCCGCCGAAAGGGCGGCTCAACAAGCCACCCGAGCAGTTCGGGCCGCGACGACAGCGCGCGACAAGAAGCATCGCGCCTCAAAAGAGGCAGTCGCATGGGCACACGTTCAACTGCGGCGGGAAGAACTTGAGCGAATCCAGCGGATTATGTCGACGTCACCAGCCGCCGCGAGGTACCGGGGCACCAGTTCGTACCGGCCCGTTCCGGTGCGGCAAGGTGCCGCGTTCTGAGCACTATTAGTCAATAGGGAGAAGACGATGGATATTACATTCCGGGCCGTGCCTGACATCCTGCCGCCCGAGCGTGTGTTCGCTGACGGGATGATGGTCGGCCGTGTTGAGTATCGGGGCGACGGTTGGGTGGCGTATGACCGCACTGGTGAGGAGGTCGGGTTCGCTACGGCCAAGGCAGATGCGGGTCGCATCCTCGCGGAGGTCGTAATCCCGCCCGAGCCTGAGCCTTCGGACCCTGATGCTGCCTAACCTGATTGTCCCCGTGCTGAACGGGTACGACCTGCTCAAGGAGATGGTCGACAGTATTGATTACCCGGTAGGGCATCTGCTGATCATCGACAACGGCGGCGGAGATCCGAACGAGTACGACAACCGGCACGTGACCCGTGTGACGAGGCTGTGCCTGCCGTCCAACCTGGGCGTGTCCGGGTCGTGGAACCTCGGCGTGAAACTGCTCCCGCATGAGCCGGTGTGGTACTTCACCAGCAACGACGTCGTGTTCCAGCCGGGCGGTCTAGCGAACCTAGCGGAAGCGCAACCCGACCAGCTCACACTGTCCAAGGATTGGCCCCACTGGCACACGTTCGCCCTCGGTGAGGACATCGTGCGACGTGTCGGCCTGTTCGATGAACGCCTATACCCGGCCTATTTCGAGGATGACGACTACCTGACTAGGTGTGCTGCGGTAGGCGCTGACACTGCGGTGACGTTCGCGGACGTCCACTCAACCCACCGCAACTCATCCACCCTCAACAGGGACGAAACGTTCCGGGCGAGAAACGCTGAAACCTACCAAGCGAACGGCAACCTATACCGAAGCAAACTTCGTGACGGTGACACGAGCTGGGGTTGGGATCTGGACCGGAGACGCGCCGGCGAGTGGCTGACATGACCCGACCCTTTCCCAACCCCTGCCTAGACTGCGGCAAACTCACAACCCACGGGGCACGCTGCCAAGAACACACAATTGATCGCACAAGGCAGAGGGACGCCACCCGCCGCCCAAACCATGACACCTACTACGGCCCCGACTACCGGCGACGAGCCAAACAAATCAGAGACAACGCAACAATTTGTTGGATATGCAAGGGGGGGTGGGTACCCTCCGACCCCTGGACAGCCGACCACCTCGAGCCCGGCAACCCGAACAGTCAACTCGCCCCGGCCCACCGCTCATGCAACAGCAAACGCGGCAACAAACCACTAACAGACCCCAGATAGCCCCCCTACCTAAACCGGGGGGCAGGGTCAAACATAGGCAACCCCCACAACACCAC